CCCCGCTCCCCCACGCTTTCATTTAATGAATTCGATAAACTCCCCAATCCCTGAATATCTCCATTCATACCCCGAAATGCAAATGCGAATTCCCACCGCGAAATTCAATTCACGATGGGAATTCGCTATCCTAACCCGGGGCGAATTAGGAAATCTATTTACGCTACGTAATCGGCAATGCCCTTTCGCTTTGCCCCATTCAGTTCTTCAGCTTGAATTCGCTCGGCCTGGTCGGGGTTTTCCTTTAGGAATTCCACGACCCGCTCAACGGTATTCCCGGCGGGGTGGAATTCAGAATCGCCCTGAATTTCCACGTAAACGTCTTCGAATTCAACGCCGGGCTCAAGGTGGCTGCCATTATCATCGTGAACGAGATAATCACCAGCCTCGGCCCACTGGAGACCGGTAGGGGTATTCACGCGCCCGCTTTCCTCTACCTTTTCAGCGAATACATTTCGCTTTACGCGGTATTCTTTCATGACACAATCACCTTTCCGCCGCCGGGGAACACGATTGTGTCACCCTTCTTTACCGTGTACGTTTTGGATGCTGTCGGAGGCGTTGTAGCCTTCGGTGCATTCGCTTCTCCGGGGTCCACCGTGTCACCGTCCGCATTCTTGTCCTTTTTGGACAGGACATCGAGCACGTCATTACGGACGGCGTGCATGTCCATTATCTCGCCATTCGCATAACCGGGATCCCACTTGTCATCGGACCATTCACCATGACCGATGACGCTTAGTGCTGACCACTTGTGGAAATCGAGTATTGCGGCGGAAATGCGGAGTGCTGTGGTGTACTGGGAATTAGTCATTCCGTGAGTACCGGAGTACATGATTTCCATGCCATAGAAGTGTGCGTTTCCGTCCACACCATCAGCATTACCCTTATGCGGTTTGAGCATTCCCGTATAGTCCTCGGCAATGACATGCGCGAGAACATTGGGATCACCGCCACCGGCGTGGTTAGCGCGTCCCCAGCCGACTAGGTAGGCGACGCCATCGGGGCCCACACCGATGTGGCAGAGAGGTCCAGGGAGAGCGGCAGAGCCGTTGTAGAGAAAGCCAGCGGCGTAGCTAGCGCCATCGGTTACGTCAGCTCCGGTGTGGTGCCACATGAAGCCATTCATACCACCCCATGCGCCGTGTCCTGCGCGGTTGTGGGTTGCCCATTGTTTGACTTCTTTGTAGTGCACACCCCATTTGGTGAGTTGTGCTTTGAGCTGTGTCGCGGTCATTGGTGTTGCCATTGCCCCGGTCCCTTTCTTAGAAGATATTGCCCAGTTCTGCCTGAACCTGGAAATACACATCGGTACTTGCCGCCGCCACGTTTGGTGTGAGTGTTACAGCGCCCGTGGTATTGACAGTTACTATTCGTTGTGTAATCACACCGCCATTATTGGTGGCGATAATCACCCGGTGTGCTTCAACCGTGTTGAAGAAATTCGGGTCAAGTGTAAACATTGTTGCATTCGGTGTTGCCGAAGTGCTGTGACATGCACCGGAGATAATGAGATTGTCTTCAATATCAAGCCAGAATTTACAGTCTGCTGTATTACCGGAGACCGGGCCTTGTGCCCACCCAGCATTGAACAATGGTTGTATTTTGCCGTTGTTGCCCAGCCCTGGCAATGTCGCATCTGCGTATGTGGCAGCGCCGCTTAGTCGTAGTTGTACATGTGAACTGTTATTGATGTCTTTGATGACGACGTTCGGCGCTTGATTAGAACCATTGACGGGAGCAATGTTATTCAACCCAGCTGCGAAACTGAACTTTGCGCCATCGGGTACACCCGGTACACCCTGGCTGATGATATCCAATCCACCACCACCACCAGCGAGGGTAGCAACACCGGTTAGCACCGGGATATTGGCAGCCAGTAGACCGAAGCTCAGGAGATTACCATTCAGATTTGCATAGCTATTGAAGCTGTGGTCATAAGTGGTAAAACCCTGTAGATACCCATTACCGAATACATCTGTACTCGCAGCCGCACTGATTGATGCAACCAACGAACCAAAAGCGGGTGCCCCACTGTAATACAATGCAGACCCGGATATGATTATACCGCCACGGATGATGACGTTGTTGAATTCGGCTGATCCGTCGCGGGCAATACGCCAGCCGGAAACACCGGTCAGGAAGTTTTTCGACCTGATAGCCGACCTGATCAGTTCCTCTAGTCCGATGACCGGGTTTCCGAATTCCATCTATGCTCTCCGTGAATTCAGATTGCCCTCAATGCGGCAAGTGCACAAGGCTCCGGGTGTACAGCCTGACCAGACGAATACTAGCTTGTCTTGTCCAGGGACTTGAATGGAGTTTCCACCCGCCGTATCACTGTTCCCCGAATAGGTGGAGGCGACTTGTGCACTATCAGATTCCACCCCTCTATATACACGCAACAGACTTTCCAACACGCTTGTCGTAGACGTAGCAAGAGAGGTCACCTCCCACGATTCACCGAATTTGCCGGGACCTTTCGACACAATCGCGCGTCCGCTGGCGTTTGCCGTGGCTTGCACGAACTCCTGTAGCGGATACTGTGTCATTACAGACCAACACCGAATTCGTAATAGATGGAGATTTCAACGGCAGTACCCGGGTTGCAGATTGCCCAGAAATCTTCAGTGGACGTGAGATCGCGTTCAGTAGTACCCGCAGCGATTTCAAATCCGGTGTAGGACTTAACACCATTGTCAGCGCCAATGTAAACGGGATCGGTGTTAGCCGTAATACCGTCCGTTTCGAAAGCGTGCACTCGAATACGCATGTTCTTTCGCAGTTCATGGCGGCCTACCAGGTTTATAACCTGATCAGTAACGCTGAATCGCTGAACACGGAATTCAGTGCGTTCGCGTGCGTCCCTCTGGACAATGCGAACGGGGATGGGATCTACTTCGGGGAGCGGCGGCAACGGGTCTTCCGTGTCGTCGGCGTCGTCCCATTCGGTGTTTTCATAGTACGCGTTGGGATCCGCTGTGGGATCCACGCCGTGTGTCTCAGAGCCCCTGTAAGGAAACTCAGGACCCTCAACGTGCTCGGGTACCGGCTGGACCCTGTCAGGTCGTTCAATGGGTGTTTGCTGCCCGGGACGCTGCCGGTACGATCCAGCGATGAACGGATTGGCTCCCATGGTCACACTTCCCGTCGCATTGCGGTTTCATACAGATAGATCAGGATTGCCGACATGAGCGCGGCAATACCCAGTGGTACGGGGGATCCTGCCAGCCATGTCAGAATTCCACCGATACCGAGCGCGATGATAACAGCCGCTGTTTCGCCTAGGCGTACTTGCTTGCGGATATCATCCGGACTGGACTTCCCGACCTCAACGAAATTCGGAAGGAAAGCCGTAAAGGCGAATACGCTCTGCGAAATTGCCAGGCTGGCAGTTCCGAGTTCAGGTCGTAGACTTGGCACTCTTGCTCACCTTCTTTCCGATTTCCTGTGCGGTCCCGAGAATTCCGCTGGCTTCCGATTTGCCCATTGCTATGAGCGTGAGGTATATCAGGAATGCCCCACCCAGTACCATTCCCACTCGGAGCCAGTTCGTGGTGTTAGTCATCCAGGAGAATGCTTTTGTGATCTCTCCGGGGATATCCAGCAATCCGGCTTGCTGAGCAGTCGGCCCGTTGAATCCCGCATAGGTGATATTGCTGCCACCCTTGTACCGACGGAATATGTACGGTCCAGTCCCGCCCATCAAATCATCGATGCTACCTGACTGAACATTCCGGCGAGGATTTTCCTGACCGATGGCGGTATCACTTCCGGTGATTACCACCATATGCGTTGCGTTGACGGCAATGTCACCGGGTCCGATTTGCGAGCGGGAAATGGTGGACCATTTCGGAGAAGTCATGTACGTCAGCGTTGTCGACGCTCCCATGTCCTCACCAAGAACCTTCATTCCCTTGCCGACATAGGATGAACAGTCCGAAAACCCACTCTGCCAGCGTTTGCCCTGAGAGTATTTGTCCGCGTTGAATTGCTGTACAGCGGCAACCAACGCGGGGAACGGACCGTCGACCATGTCACACGCTCAAAGTGGGATAGTCAGCAGACTTCAGGTTGGGATCCGTGTATCCCTTGTCTCCGGGGTGCTGCTGCCCGGGGTCCGGATTGTCCTGCGGATTGCCCATTGGACTACCGGTCTTGGCACCAAGCATTCTTTCAGGCTTGTTTCCTCCGAGCCCCCATTTGATAACGTCTCGGGGATCGAATGCCTTGATACCGGAATACAACAGAATTGCGCCCACGGATACCATGACGACATTAAGAGTGGTGATTTTCACTGTGCAAATCCCTTCTTATTGTTCTTGGGGTCTGCAAATCCCAGCTTCTTAGTGATCGGAATGGCGTACATGAACACGGCACCGGTAAGCATGAGCGCTGCGAACTGTCCAGCGAGCTTTTCGTTTGCGGCTCCGATTACGGAGAGCATGAGAACAAGGACCATCATTCCCACCACGATTTTGATGGATACGGTCCCGTCCTTTTTCGACCATTGTCCTGCGGCGACGATTACAACGGTCGCCACGGTCGTAGTTGTAGCGTCCATTACGCCGCCTTAGCTGCCGCTTTGGTCACTGCCTTGCCACCGGGTACTAGACCGGCGGCAGTTTTGGCAGCGTCCTGGATCTTCCCGGCGTACCCGGAAAGCTGACTCAGCGAGATTACGATAAGCACAACGCCAGCGAGAATCATTCCCAATCGCAACCAGGTTGTCGTATTGGTAATGAATTTGAAGAAATCTGAAATATCCCCAGGAATGGACAGGGGATTCAGAGCCTGTTGAGCATTCGGCGCACTGCCCGTCGAATCAGGATTGCCCGCAGCCGTTCGGGCGCGAGGCATGTAAGCCAGATATAGACCGCTGGTGAACGTTGACCACGGAGTGAAGTTCTTTCCTCCACTGGAGATTGCATATGCAGCCTTCGCATTCGTGTCCAGGTTGTACAGATCCGTATTGCTGGTCAATCCGAATTGCTTACGCCGCGCCGGTCCCATGGGCCCGAACATATTAATCTGCCAGGGCCCATAGGAATCGTCCGGTGGGTGAGGATTGTGAGCATTCGATGTGGGATGCCCGCGCGTTTCCGCCAGCGCAGTGGCAACAGCTTTGACAAGCGCGTCGCCAGTGAATCCAGCGCTTTGCGCCGCGCCTGCCAATTGAGCGTCTGTTACCGCGTATGTGCCGGTAGGAACCGCAGCGGGCATGACATCAGCCTCCCAGCATTCCACGCATCTGCGGAGGGAGCATCGCCTTCAGCATCGGGCTGTTCAGTGCGTTGGCAAACCCCTTCATCAGTGCATGGATTTCCGCAATCTGCGCTTCCATCTTACGCAAATCATTGACCATGACATGCGCGCCACAGTCCTTGCATTCCTCTACGATTTCATCCATTGCCCCGGTACCTTCCCTGTAGGTATTACTTGGCAGCGCTGGGCTGCGACTTGTCACCGAACGGCTTGGTGAAGATGCCGTAGGCGGCCCTGATGCCCGCTGCGACAGCCGCAGCGAGCGAAGCCTTACCGACACTCCCGCCGGTTGCCTCCAGTGCGGCAAAGAAGCCCACACCGGCTCCGACAACGGTCTGTTCCACCAGCCGGACGACGTAGCTTCCGGCAGTCTTGGCGAGATCGACATTGCTGGTCATGTGAATTGTCCTTCCCTACTTGGGAACCCATATGGTGGATCCCATGAATACGAGGTTCGGCCCGCGCGCCTTGAGAACCGCACGGGTCGCCGCGTTCCTGTATTTCAGGTTGAAATTCCAGGTTTCTTGCCAGCTCTTATTGTGCTTGGCCGCCAACGACGAAACTGTGTCATTGCGCGACCTGACCGTTTCAACCCAGTGCGCGGGAATACCGGCAACAGGCTTTACGGGTGCTGGCTTTGGCTTGGGTGCGGGAACACCCCTCGCCGGAGGCTGCGGGCCGACTTTTATCGGTCCGGTCGGAGGCTTGGGTGTGGGGGTGTTGTCCACCGGACCCGGTACCGAAGTGGGCGGCGGGACATTCACCGGCGTGGGAGGTGAACCGAGTTTGGCCAGTGCGAGACTCCACAGCGACCATTCCTGAATGGACATCTTGGAACCGTTGACATCCACCCCGCCCGCGAGTGCTTTGGTAATTGCGCTACTGGCTACCGCAGCACTGTATCCCTGCGCAATCAGATAAGTGATTGCAGCCTGCCCCCATGCCTCATTCGACTGGTAGGTAATTCCAGTTGAGGAATCACCCGTAGGAACATCGAGATTGGACCACATGCCGGAGCCACCGACACCGACCCCTGGATCTCCCGACGTGTCCTCAACAACTGTGGGATCCGCAGCAGCAGAGTTGTTACGACTCCAAAGCGCGATTCCGAGGCCGCCACCGACGACGACAACCCATGCTCCCAAGGGGAGCGGACCAATCTGCTTTCCGAGATCCATACCGGCCATAGCGCATCACAGCCTGTATGAATTGTTGCCGGAACTCGGAATGTCTACCGCTTGCACCCTGCCATTCACGTACGTTCCCTGAGTGTCAACCGGGGGCACATCGTACATGTCAGCATCCCACGGAGCGGGATCAACGCGGAATGTATTCCGGTGCGCGGACCATGGCCGCATTCCCAGAATCTCATAGTCGCGTCGGTGGTCCGCCATTGAGAAGTGAATTCCGGTGAGCGACCGTGCACCATTACCCTTTGACAACTGGTCAAACGGGCGTGTGAACGAGTAACTTGCCGGGCTCATCCTCTCAGTGAGTCGGGTTTCCGGCGGCGGAATCTCGCGGGGATTGGGCCCGATTTTGTAAGAGCCCTTTTGTTCTTCCCACCCGTTACCATCAGTATCGGTAACGCTTTCACGCTGCTTTTCGTCAGCGTCCAGCGTCCGGTAATAAGGCTGCGGCGAGGTGTTCCCCGGAGGCCGCATATCACGAACCGGGAAATCCAGTTCGCGCATAGCGTCCGGCGTGTTTTCCACACCGAGACGCATATGCACGGACCAGCCGAATTCGTCATTGTACGGCGCATCCTTGTGAATATCCGGCGCGGCGTAAGCGCTGTCAGGCTGCCCGTAATCGGGTGTCGTTCCCTGGTCTCCAGCGCCCGTTACCCGAGCGCCGTAACCGTTCCCCTTAGACGTTGCACCGGCCATGATTCACCTACTTTCCGAGTGCTGCGCGAATGGACCCCGCGAATGCGTCGCCCATTGACTTGATAACCTGAGCGGAAGTCGGACGGCTGACGATGGTGGTTACCAGCGCTACCGTGACAATTGCGCCCATGACATTGAACATCTTGTCACCGTTCACGATGTGTCTGCCTCCTCCCGTGGTTCGTCTTCCGATACGATGTTCACCTGAGAATTCGAATCAGCGGCAATCTTGATAATCGCCTCACGCAACAGCTTTTCGAAAGTGCCGTTACGCAAATCGTCGTTGAGTTGCGCGGTGTTCTTCTTTGTCTCTTCCGAATTCTGCGACGCCAGCAAAGCGGGAATCGTTGTTGCGATCATTCCCAGCATGACAGTTACCTGTCCCAGCGTGGCCGAATCGGTAGAGATAAGCGAGACACCGACAATCACACAACAAGCGGCAATCAGCAGGGTCACCACTGCCCAAATTCTCGATGCCATCAGGCAGCAGCCTTAGCGGAAGTCTTCTTACCGAGCATTGCGGTAACCCACGGAAGCACAAACCACACCAGCAGAGCGCCGAAGATGATTGACTTCAGATCGAGACCGAAAGGCATGAGCCCTCCCCTTTCACTTCACGCCGACGGACACGCCGCCAACTGACACGCCACGGAATCCCCGCCGAACGAGGATGAGGAACAGCAGAGACCCGAAAACGAGTGCAGCCGCTGCGGTAGGAGTTTCCAGCAGCGAAGTCCTCGCTTCGGGATTGTCCATCTGACCAGGCATCCGGTATTCCTCCCTTAGATGAATACGTTACCGGCGATGGCAACGTCATTCGTGAGGACTTCCAGGGTGCCCGCGTTCGCGGCATTGAACTGGACTTCCAGCCGGGTAGAACCGAGAGTCGGGAGCCAGAGGTCACGGTTTTCGTGACCATAGGTCCCGTCGAATTCGTGCATGAAGTCGTAGACACGCACGCCGTTTTCGAGTCCGCGCGGCGAGTTTGCCGCCGGAACAGTTGCACCGACAGTCGCACCGAACCCGGAACGGTGGTACATCTGATTGCGCCAGTTGTTGGGTTCGATGATGTCCAGCGGCCGGGTATCCAAGTACAGATACACGGGGTCCGCCGCCATCAGGTCCGTTTCACCGTTGGCGCGGGAAGTACCGGCACGGCGGAGCGTCATAACGAGGTTTCGGACGTAGTTGCCGACGCGGGTGAATCGGATGGTGTTCTGTCCCTGGTTCACGTTGTACGTCTGTGAACTCCAGAACTGCGTGGTATTCATCGCAGGCGGGGTGACCTGATTCGTCGCACCGGCCGAGGAGATTTCCGGCTGGTCCCAAGCCTCCAGATAGACACGTACGCGCAGCGTCGGGAGGGTGGTGGGCAGGGTGCCCGTGGCGATGTCCGCAACCTTCGCAGCGGTCATCCTGAGCTTGAACGTCGCAGCGGCATTCTGGTTCGGGAGAGAACCGAGACCGTCACGGCAGTTCAGTTCAACGGGAATTCGCAGCAGGTACGAGAACCCGGTGAAGGTGGTCGGAGCGTCCGCGTACTGGGGATCCGCCTTCGGGTCAGACCCGAGGACGTGCCCGTATCCGCCGAACTTGTTCGCCAGGAAAAGCTGGTAGGCGGTATCGAATTGCGCGATGACCGCGCCGTTCGGCTCCGTCAGATAGATGTTCTTCAGCGCGGCCAGCACACCGGATTCGGTGAGCGTGATTGCCGGAGCGCCGCCGGTACCGCCGGACGCGGTGACCAGGATGACCAGGTTGCGGACGTAGCCGTAGGCGGGGATATCGAATACACCGAGGTCCTGATCAGAAGCAGTCAGAAGCTTTGTGGTGTCGATACCGGTCGGCTCGCGGTGCTTGGCGGATGCGCGAATGAACGGAACAGTAGGCATTACCTTCTGATCCGACTTTCCGCCGCGCGAACCCGCGTTCCCGCTGGGCTGCTGAGTGGCAGCAGTAGGCATTGTAATTCCTTTCCTTACAGGGCCACGGCCATGGCGTCACCGACAGGTGACCCATTTTCGGAGAGCTTAGCGGCAAGCATTCGCCACAGGAAGGTGAAAATCACCATCATGGCACCGACGATAAGCACATTGAGAGCGGACGGCGTAACCATTGTTATCTCCTTTCACGCCGCGAGTTTCGGGGCACGCGTCCGGTACATTTCACCAGTTCGTGTATTGATGTAAAGAACCTGAAAACGTTCAAGGTCGGCGACCACGGATCGAATGAGGTCTGCCGATCGGAAGGAAATTCCGGAGATTCGTTTGAGGTTGTTTTCATCATTGTCCCGCCAGAAGAACAAATGCGTGCTCTGGTCATAGACTTCAACAGGAACCCATGCCGGACGCTGTGTAGCAGCGAGCATTGAAATCCCGAGAGCGCGAGCCTGTAGCAAGTACAGTTTCACGTCCAAATCGAGCTTTAGCATATTGCAGATATACCAAAGCTCATCAATGGCGATTGTCCATCCGCCCTCACGGTAGATCTTCTTAAAGGCATCGTGAAAGATGACTTTCTGATTCGCCACCGATTCGAGCTGCCCGGCATCCGGCCAAAGAACCCGGCGCGGGTATGTACCGGGGTCCATTTGCTGCCATCGCTTTATGGGATAGTATCCCGTGCGAATCAGACGTTGCATCGATTCGTCTCTTGGCTTGGTAGCAAATACGACGACGTACGGGTGTAGCGGCAGCAGACTGGTTTGCAGTGTCGTTTTCCCCTGGCCCGTGGGCCCGATGAGCGCGACGTGTTCACCCTGTCGCCAGCGGAATTTCTCAGCGAGAAACACGTCCCATGGAACCCGGGGCGCTTCCGTTGACACTTTCGCCTGCCGCATATTTTCCCCCATGCCCGCGAACCGGCCGGGGCCGGGCACCATCGGATACATGGGGAAATTCATTCGCTCTGTTCTCCCTTGGGCATGTTGGCGAACATTTCCGCCATGTCCGCGACCATCTTTTCCTGCTTAGCCTTCAGAGCGGGAATGTGGTGCATGGCAATCGTCATGACGATAGGCACGTGAGCCATGATGACAGCGCCGATTGCCGAGGAGGAGAGCAGAGAAATCAGAATGCGCCTGAGCGCAGGATTGACATTGGCCATGTCATTGAGTGTCTTCGCACACGTTTCCGCGTTATCAATGATGACCTTTGCACATGAGGGGTCGAACGGCATCATCATCATGCCGAGACCGGTATACAGTTCCTCAAGCGGCTTGAGAATTCCGCCGCGCGGTGCAGCTGGAACAGCTTTCGGACGCTTCGGCGTTTTGGCTTTCGCCTTGCCCTGCCACCACTTCCGCTTGCCGCCTCTGGGATCGGGCATAGCGAAATCGGGCGCGCTGACTGGCGCGTCCTCGGTTTCAGGGCTCAGATTGCCGAAATCGAACTTCAGTGGTTCTTCCGGGGGATTGGCTTCCGGATTCGGAATGAAATCACTCATCCGCCGAACCACCATTCAGAGAACGACTTCCGCTGCGGTGCCTCATGCTGCGTAGGCTGCTGCCCGCCCTTTCCGCCCTGCGGAGCCGTCTCCGGGGCGTTCTGCTGCGGAGTGCCCTGCGGGTTGCCCTGCGGCTGCTGCGGAGCCTGAGCGGGCTGTGTAGCCTCGCGGATCGCATTCACGATCTTCTCAGGCATTCCCTGTAGCGCTGTCAGCACTTCCCCGAAGTTCTGCGCCGGGGCACCGGGGGCGTTGTGCTGCGGGGGTGCGGGGGTGGGGTGCTGCGCCGGGGGCGGCGGGGTCTGCTGCGGGGGATTCTGCGGAGCATTCTGCGGGGCATTCTGCGGGGGATTCTGGGAGTTGTCCTGCGGGTTACCCGGAGTAGTCATTTGGTGTTGCCTTCCCTTGTTCGCTCACAGCGTAACTGATCTTGAACGGGGCCGTAGACCCCGCCTGACCAGGGGCGTAGCATAGAGGGACGGAGACCGCCAGCGCCCGACCGGGAAGGATGATCAACGCTGGCGGCCCGCGACCCCCTACGCTCCGTACTCACTAGGTACACAGTACCCCGGAGCCGTGCCATATCAGCGAATTCATCGCAGATAGGAATACGGAAATGGCAACAGGCAACAAGTCCAAAGCGGAAGTGGAACAGAAGTTCCCGACAATCCCCACGGCAGAGCTGGGGGAGATCGAGAGTTTCGAACAGGCCGTGGCTCTCGCTCAGGCAACGTACGGAGCCGACGTTGTTGTCAACGCGGCGGACGTGCTCGGGGACGGTTTCAAGCTTCTGACGAACAAGTCAACGCTGATCGGCGTGGGCTTCTTCGCTGTCGCGTGGAACTTCACCATGGGCGACCACGGTGAATTCGTCGCCGTCAAGGCGATCACCAAGGACAATCAGAAGCTCGTCATCACGGACGGGTCCAAGGGCATTTACGAGATGCTGGTGAACTACTCCAAGCAGACCGGAAGGTACGGAGGTCTGTTCGTGCCCAACGGTCTCCGCAAGTCCGATTACACGTACACGGACGACAAGGGCGACGAAAAGGCCGCCACAACGTTCTACCTGGACGTCTCCGCCTGAGACTAGGAATTCCCTCTAACGTCCGGTCCCGGTTTACCGACCGGGGCCGGACGTTTTCGTTACCGGGGCAAGGTGACAGGAGTTCCGATGTCAGGAATGCATGATTGGTCATACGTCGAATTTGGTTTGTTCGACAGTATGGCAACCGGCAATATGTCGCTGTACAACGACCCATACGCGCAGAATCTGTATGACGCTGCATTGTTCGACCACGATATTTCATCAGGGGATCGCGCGGCTGTAATGGATTCACTGCGGGATTACATGTGGGACGAATACGGACTCGACTTTGACGACGTGTTCGACTGGGAAGGTTACCGGGAGGCATACGACAATGCCGGAGTATGATTTCGCCGGTCTCACCGTGGAGTTCGACAAGGCAGAGATTGTGAATCTGCCGAAACAGAACAAGCGGATAGAGCGGGATACTCCCATCACGGACCGGCGCATGATTGCCTGGGACGGAGAGGGAATGAAACTCTCCGGCAACGACAAGCCGCAGCACTATGTCATGTTCGGATGCTCAGCCGATATTGACGGGGTACTCATTTCGCAGGAGATTCCGGTAATGGATATCCTGGAGTATATCGTCACTATCGGAGAGCGGTACCCAAACTCTGTTCACGTCGGATACGGATTCAGGTACGATGTGAACATGATTATCAAGGGTCTCCCGGACAAGTATCTCCGGGAGATCAAAAGCCGTGGCGAGTGCACATTCAAATTGGGTGTGTTCACGTGGCGGCTTTCCTGGATTCCAGGGAAAATGTTCCGGGTGACAAAACGATGGGGTGCCAAGAATGGAAAGCGGTCCGGTGACGGATACGTATCCGTTCGGATTGACGATATGGTCAGCTTCTTTGCACGGCCGTTCCTTGATGCTTGTGAAAGCATTTTGCAGGATACGTTGAACGAGAGTGACCGGCAGGTTATCGCGCACGGCAAGCTCGCACGTAAAGACAATCTCTGGGCTGACTTGGGTGATGTCGAAACGTACTGGCGAGCTGAAATCAGGCTGATGGAAGAAATGGCCAGGAAATTCCGCAGCGTCATGTTCGACGCCGGGATCATGCTGAAAGACTGGTATGGGCCGGGAGCCATTGCGAACTATCTGATTTCGAAACGAGGAATGCGTGACCACATTCAGAATACCCCGGCAATTTCCGCTGTACATGACGCGTCTAAAATCGCGTACGCCGGAGGACGCTTTGAGCTGTTTAGAGTGGGTAGAGTTCAAGGACCTGTATTCGGGTACGACATCAACAGCGCTTACCCGGCTGCTTTGGTACGAGCGCCATCCCTTGGAATGGACCACGGCGAATGGGTACATGTGGAGAATCCCAGGGATATTGCGGAATTCGGAGTGTATCGAATTTCGTACAATCACATGGGAAAGGCACGTCCAATCGAGTTCGCTGCAATGCCCTTGTTCCATCGTGACCCTCGCGGATCTATCTCATTTCCCCAATTCGTTTCGGGCTGGTATTGGTCCCCGGAAGCTGAAGTTGCGAATGAAATCGGTAGACGTTATCCCGGATCTGTCGTGGTACATGAGGGATGGGTCTGGAAACACGACAATACGCGACCCTGGGGATTCCTTCAGGAAATGTTCGACAAGCGAATCGAACTCGGCAAAAAGAATGTGATCAGTATGCCGTACAAGCTGGGACCTAATAGCCTGTACGGAAAGCTTGCCCAACGAGTCGGCTGGGATCAGAAGACAATGAGCCCGCCACGGTCTCATTGTCTGCCACTGGCAGGCTGGATTACCAGTTCATGCCGGGCAAGTCTGTACAAGGTCATGATTCAGATTCCCATGCACAAACTGATTGCGGTGGAAACTGATGGAATCTATACAACTGCTGACCCTGACTCACTGCGGCTGGACACTGGATATAACCTGGGAGAATGGGGTATTGACGAATACGACGAAATGCTCTATCTGCAAAACGGTGTATATCACCGAAAGGTCGGAGATACATGGCTACCTCCAAAAGCTCGGGGTCTGGATATCGCCTCCGTTTCTCAACCTATTGTTGAGGACTACTTCCGGGGACTCAGTGCTGGAGAGTTTCCTACACTCACAGTGCGAATGCGTGAGAGATTCGTGGGACTCAACGCCGCCTTTGTTAAGGGTCGTGGAATTCACGTCAAGGAACACCTTGGCAAATGGGAAGCCGGACAGCGAGAAATGGAACCGGGAGGAAAGGGAAAACGACAGCATATTCCGAAAGCTTGCGCAGAATGTATATTGGGAGTATCCGCCTGGGACCATTCGCACCGACTTGCGATACGAACCCGGTCACTTGGAGATATGAGCACTCCTCACAATCTCCCGTGGGAGAATATTCCGCTTCCCGATGAAATGGCACGGTTCAGGGATTTGGACGCGATAGCAGAGGACATGTTGCTATGAGTGATAAATTCATCATCACGTTTGACTGCGGTCACACGGTATTGTTCCGGGAGCCTACCCCCAAGATAGGAGACCTCGGATATTGCATGAAATGCAGGAAGGAGACCCGGGTAATGCACGCCCCGCCGGAATGGCGTATTCGCTGTACCAATTGCAAATACTCCCGGAAGTTCGGAACAAGCCGGGACGATGCCCTGATTGCAGTCGGAAAGCACCGGAGAATGCACCCGACTCATGTACTGAAAGTGCAGAATGGAAATGGTCCCGTTGAGATGTACGGGAACCGTGACCAAATCGTTATACAAGTGTGACCGTTTAGATACTTGACTGAAAGGCTCCCCTAAAGGAGGATGGAGTCATAACAACAGAACAGCGGGTCGGTAGCAAGATCCACCGGCACCGCAGGCAACTTGAGAACTCAACAGCGAAGCGGCAGCAGATACCGTGCATGTGGGATGCGACACTCGCCTGAAGGGCAGGTCACCCAAGCCTCTCGTACATGCCGACGCCCGGTGAAACGGGTAGTGAACAACACGCCGCGAAATCTCCACCCCTAGTGATGACCATATGCGCGCACGGCGGGACGCCGGTTGAGACTCCCGATCGTGACTCGGTAGAGACCTCCCGGACCTGACCCGTTCCTCCGTGCGCGCTTATGGCTGTCACTGGTCAGTGATGCCAAACAGGAAGGAAAAGACGATGGCATTCGAGTTTGAGGTGAAGGACAACATCGGACAGACCGTTACCGTTGTCGCCGACACGATGGCGAATACGGTTCGTAAGGCCAACGCGCTTTACGGGTCTCAGTGGGAGGTCGCTTCTCCGATGCGCAACACCCGTACCGTTTCCGCGCGCCGGGTAGACAGCGCGCTGGAATTCGCCGCTGCCCTTTGGGAGGGAACAGAATGAGTACCCCGGTACCGGCACCGCCCGTAATGTTCGCGGTGATGAACAATTCGGAATTGCTTCGCGGTGACATCATCGTTGAGCGTTCCGAGCGTGGGAACATCACGAACCTGTTCATCATCGTGTCCGATCCCGAACCGTGCACCGCCACACTCGGCAATGTGCACGTCGCCGTTCGGGGGACACGGACCGACAAGGGTATGCACAACTTCTGCTATGCGGGATCCGCCCGCTCGGAGGTTCGCGCATGATTCCCCGGATCACCATTCCTGACACGGATGATGAGGGCTTGGTGGCGCAAGCTCTCATCATGTTCGCCGAGGAAAGCGTCAATCGCATTCAAATGGGCGATGAGCGGCGTATTGAGCAGCTACGCCGCGCTTCCGAACTGCTCTCCGAAATCTACAATGCCGCTGTCGCACCTAAGGCAGCAGCGGAATTCGGACCCGTTCCCAGCGACGCCGATATCGCAAAGGCGTTGGACGAATTCGGCGGGGAAAACCCCACCGGAAACAACTGACCGAAAGAAGAACTGAAATGACTGAAGTCAACTTCCTGGCCGGTCTCACCGCCCAGACCGCCGAACTCCCCAAGCGGACCGGCGGACGCGGGCGGAAGGTCAAGGACAACCCGTTCACCCCGTGGGTCTCCGACTCCTACGCGTCACAGTCCGGCCGGTCCGTCACCGTTCCCGGCATGAACGCCAAGGATGCCACCTACCTGGTTCGGTCCGCCGCTCAGGACCTCGGTCTCGGCGTCCGCATCGTCGCAACCGACTCCAAGGGAAAGACCCTGGACGCCGCCGCGCTGAAGTCGCTGGAGGAGAAGAAGTCCACAGCTCAGGTGAAGGTTCTGTTCCAGGGTCAGGACAAGCGCAGCTACACCCCGCGCAAGTCCACCGACAAGCCCGCTCAGGCCACCGCTGAGACCCCCGCGAAGTAATCGCGGGAGATTGTGCGGGCCCTCCCACGTGTGAGCGTGAGAGGGCCCGTTGCGTGCCACTAGCTCAGTCTGGTAAGAGCGTTCCCCTGATAAGGGAAAGGTCCCAAGTTCAAATCTTGGGTGGCATACTCGGAATCCCGTGGGAAGGATGGACGAAATGGTAGACAAATCGCGCGGCGAAAAAGTCCATGACATCGTTATGGAAATGCTGAGCGAGGGTGCGAGTGCTTCGGAAGTCCAATCCATGTTCCGATACGCTCTCGCCACGGCAGAGGAGAAAATGCAGGACGCGCAGAACATCGCGTGGGACATCGAAAACGAAACGGTGGCAGAATGAATGTTCCCTGCCCGTGCGCTATCGGGCATCACAAGTTCTCAGCCGCTGATATGGTGAAGCTCATCAAGCTTTACCAGGATGGTGAACTTCATTCCGTGAGTCAGGGTGAATTCGATAACACCATCTTCATCAAGCCGCTGTGTCTGCTAGGCAAACTCACCAGAGAAAGGGAAATGTAATATGTGCATGAAGTGCGTAGAGGACGGTCTCATGACCGAGGAAGAACTGAAGACCCGGAGCAGCCGAGTCAGTGACTCGATGGGTAGTGGCCCGTTCGGCAGTCTCCTGACCTTCGGCGAAACTCTCAGCGACATCGTCCGTGACCCGGACGTCGCAAACAGTCTGTGGGGAGTGGTCGACAAGGCATTCACCCGCGCCGGATGGAAGCTCGGAATCGTCCTCAACCACGACACCAACGAGGTCGGCATTTGCTGGACCCGAAAGGACGGCGGCGGGGAAGCCGTGGTTCTCGGCGTACTCCCCGAACCGTTCGCCGACGCGCTGCGCCCTCTCGTCAAGGACTAACCCAATTGCCGCCGCCCGGGTTCGGGCGGCGGCCATTGGCCTGTCAAGGGAAGGAGGATCAATGACAATCCGCAAATACTGTGATCTGTGTGACCGGCTTATCCCGGATGACGACAGGCATTTCGGGATTGACGGTTGCGAAACAGGTCCCCGCGCACAATTCGGGAACAATGACATCGTGATTTCAACCTCCGTAGGCACCTCAAAATACATTCCACCTGCTGAATCATTCAGCATGGTGTGTATCGGGTGCTACGCGCAAATCCGGGAAATGATCATCAGCATTCAGATGGCGGCAAAGAATGCCTGACATTCAATGCGTAGCTTGCGGCACATTGAGTGCCACCCCGATAGCACACCAGGGACACATTTGCCGTCCACCCGCTCAGGTAGCAGTGCGATTCGCTGAACCTGTACGCCAAGGGAATGCGCATTTCCCGCCGAACACAGCCAAGGGAAGGAAACCGAAAATGGCAGGTGTCATTCTCTGCGACCGGTGCGGCGGGATCACCACCGAACGCGCTGCCGGAGCCGCAACCATTCAGCTCAATCCCGAACTCGAACCGGAGGACTTCGGGTTGTGCCCCAACTGCGTCAAGGAACTGTGGCAGTGGTTCAAGGCCACTGACGACGCGCGTAAGGCTCTCCCGACGTACGTGAAGCCGTTCGACCCGGATGAGGTCGCCGAACCCGTGGTGGACCAAAAGGCGACCACGGCGCGGGCACTGGCCGAACACGTCAAGGATGAACGCGGTTTCACCGAGTAATGAACACTCTGGTGATGACCTTCACGGTGAACCTTGAATACAAGGTTGCACTATTGAGCGCAGAGCGGGATCCCATGGAAGTAGCACTTGCCATGGAAAAGGCCATTCAGTATCTGGCCAACGGTCATTACTTCGGGCTTGACGCAGAATCGGTCAAATTCGAGGTGCAATCCAAATGAGCTTTCTCAGCGGACTGCGTTGCGCTATCTGCGGACGGCTCATCGGGAACAGTGACAAACATCTTCTGAAGTACGGTCACTATCCCGAGTCGAGAAAGTAATGGGCACGCGAATACTTCGCGGGTCAGTTACCATCCTGACCGACGAAATGAACCTAGGTGAAATCAAAGAGGCAATCGAGATCACCGGGGACGTAGCGGGAGTTCCGCCCGACGCGCATGTCACCATCGTTTCGACATTCGCCGTCACGGACCGGCCCGTAGAGGTCACCATTCATTGGGAACTCAAAGACCCGGAGAAGCCGTGACACCGACGCCATCGACAAGCGTCCCGCACAATCCGCCCGCCAGCGACGTAGGAACGCCGCTGGCGGGCGCTGGCGGGCTACTGGTACTAGCCATCATCGTCTTCCTGGCAATGGGCGGACGGAGCAGGTAGCGGAGGAGACCGCATGAACAACGCACTCGACCAAAACATTCATGCGGTATTCACGCTACTCATAGTGGCAATCGCGTGGATCATCCACCACATGTACGAAATCTGGACCGACGAAAGGAAAGACAATGCCCGAGGTCTCGGTATTGAAGCTCGTCAAGGAATTCTTCGGAATGAAGCTGTCGGAGATGAAAGCGGAATGGACCCCGCTTTCCGCGAAGGACAAGGCGGACATCGAAAGCGGTCTGCGTAACGGAACGCTGACGTACTGACATGGGCGGCGTGAATGCGGCCGAACATTTCAGTCTCTGGGCATTCTTCCTGAATGACTGGAATTGGACTTACATTCTGGTGTTCGGTGGAATCGCTGGAATCCTTTCTTCCGGGAAATCCTAAATGCGGGTGTGATTGCCCGTGTCTAGTCGCGGAATGGATTCGAAAGGTATTCGGGTATCGCTGTCTGAATTGCGGGGTGTGGGAACCGGACAAATAATTCCGGAGACTGATTGTCCGGAATGCCAATGGGCGGAATTGACGAAATGGCAAAGGGTTCGTCAGATTCTATTTCCTCCGGAGACTGCGTATCAACGCTATCTGAATGGTCAAATGAATGCGTTCCGTATATTCACGCGACCACCCGAGAAAACGTGGTACGAAAAGCACCGAGAGAATTACGCAATCGGTGGCAAAGAAATAGAGCTTCAAAGAATGCTGCGTCACGTTAGGTGAACACGCCGGGAAAGCAATTCGCGGGTGACCGGGGAGGAATTGCACGAATTCAGATTTAGGGGTTTGCTGAATTCACAAAGTTGAAATTGCCCCGTCCAGGAATTCGCCTGGGCGGGGCTTTTGTATTCACGGATTGAATGGAGATATTCAAAGTGAATTGGAATTGGAATTGGAATTGGAATATGATTAGGGAATTCATTTAGTTAAAGCGTG